TTATTAGGAGCACTAAGAATGAATAGAAATAAAATGATATCTGATTTAAAAAATAAATTAAAAATGTCAGACAAACAAATTAAAGACATAACAGGTGGGTCTAAGTTAGGTCTTGAAGATTTTTATAGTCAAATGAAAACTTCTGGTGCTTTTGAACCTCCCAAAAAGAAAAAGACAGGTGGAGTTGAAAATGGAGTAAACCCAAACAAAGTTGCTAAAGAAGAGAGAAGATTAAAAAGAATCAGAGGAAAAGGTGTGGCTAGAGCAGACAGCAAAAAACCTTTTACAGGCAAGTATGATACAAGTCCTTACAACAAACCTTTAGAAGAAAAAAAGGTTGGTGGCATGACTAAAAAAATGAACATGGGTGGAGTGATGAAGAACCGTGGAGGAACTTTCAAAGGCACTTTTTAATGAACAGACTTTTTAAAATCAGAAGAAAACTAAACAAGAAGCCGACCAGAAAAGTAAGAATAGTCAAGAACAGATTTTCTGATATACTGGCTCCAGGCAAAAAAAGAACTACGAGGATTACATAATGGCAGAACGAGAAATAGCAGGAATGGTCGAAAAGGCAATGGGCGCTGGTGGAGATGTCATGCCAGAGGAAGATAGTTTAGATATCGAACTACCATCAACCATGGAAGAACTACCAGAAGGAGTTGAACTTGTTACAGAAGAAACTGTAGAAGTTGTAGCAGAACCTTATGATCATGATGCTAACTTAGCTGAAGTGTTAGATGATTCTGTTTTAGGCTCGTTGTCTTCAGATTTACAATCAAAAGTTAGAGAGGACATGGAGTCAAGAGCCGACTGGGAAGAAGCCATTGCCAAGGGACTTAATTTATTAGGGATTAATTACGAAGATAGAAGTGATCCTTTTCTTGGTGCAAGTGGGGTAACTCATCCATTATTGGCAGAGGCAACATCACAGTTTCAGTCCCAGGCTTATAAAGAGATGCTACCAAGTGGAGGACCTGTAAAGACTCAGATACTTGGTGTACCGACACAACAAACAGAAGATCAAGCTCAAAGGGTAAAAGATTTCATGAACTATCAGATTATGGAAGTCATGGAAGAGTATGACCCAGACACAGATCAGATGTTATTTTATTTGCCATTGACTGGCTCTACTTTTAAAAAAGTTTACTTCGATCCAACAAAACAAAGGGCAGTATCTAAGTTTGTTCCAGCAGAAGATTTAGTTGTTCCATACTCTGCGTCAGATTTAATGACGGCTGAGAGGGTTACACATGTAGTTAAAATGTCTTATAATGATATTCGTAAACTACAAGTAGCAGGAGTATATAAAGATGTGGAGTTATCTACTACAGATTCTGGAGAAGATGAAGGCAGTATCCAAGAAACTTCTAATGAGTTGCAAGGACTACACCCAAACTATTCTGATGATGTGTATACTTTATTGGAAGTCCATGTTGACCTCGACTTGGAGGGTTTTGAGGATCCGAATGGCATTATGTTGCCGTACATTGTCACGATCGATCAAAATTCGAACCAAGTTTTGTCGGTGGTTAGGAACTTTAGGGAACAAGATCCGTTAAGACGTAAGAGACAATACTTCGTACATTTCAAGTTTTTACCAGGTTTTGGTTTTTATGGATTCGGATTACTACATACAATTGGTGGATTGTCTCGTGCAGCCACCTCAATATTAAGGCAGTTAATAGATGCAGGTACTTTATCAAATCTTCCAGCAGGTTTCAAAGCGAGGGGTGTTCGTATTCGTAATGATGACGAGCCTCTTAATCCTGGTGAGTTCAGAGACATCGATGTCCCAGGTGGGGATCTCAAAAATTCAATCATCCCATTGCCATACAAGGAGCCATCTGGCACATTAGCACAATTATTAGGAGTTGTTGTAGATTCTGGTAGACGTTTTGCTCAAGTTGCAGACGCAAAAATATCAGATGTCAATTCACAAGCACCCGTTGGTACGACAGTTGCTTTGATTGAACAAGGTTCAAAGATTATTTCAAGCATACATAAGCGTTTACATTACGGACAAAAGCAAGAGTTCAGAATGTTGGCAGAGATTTTTTCAGAGAATCCAGTGCCATATCCTTATTTTGTAGGTAATATTGCACCAGAAGTGATGCAACAAGACTTTGATGGTCGAGTTGATATTCTTCCAGTGAGTGATCCAAGCATTTTTTCTATGGCACAACGCTTATCTTTGGCTCAAACACAGTTACAAATGGCACAACAAGCTCCACAGATTCATAATCAGTACGAAGCTTTTAGGAGAATGTACGATGCACTCGATATTAAAAATATTGAAGCGATTTTACCTCCTCCACAGCCACCACAACCTATAGATCCAGCGTCAGAAAACGCTAATTCTATTAAGGCAGCGCCACTTCAAGTGTTTCCAGATCAAGATCATGAGGCACATGTCCGTGCTCATGTGGCATTTTTGGCAACTCCAGCGTCACAAGTTAATCCACAAGGATTTGCATTGCTTCAAGCACATGTTCAAGAGCATGTTGGACTGATGGCAAGAGATCAAGTGACTAAATTCTTCCAAATTTCTGCTCAAGAGGCTCAACAAAGAGGTGAAATGGTTCCTCAAATTGATCCAGCAGCGATTGAAGCAGCGATTGCACAACAAGTTGGTGAAATATTGAATGAAGTTATGCCTTCATTACAGCCACAACAACAAGTTGACCCACTTGTAGCGATCAGACAACAAGAATTAGAGAATGATACGGCTGAAATACAAAGAAAAGTTGCAAATGATCAGATGAACTTCCAAATTGACCAAGCAAAACTAAAACAAGCGTTTGATTTGGCACAACAAAGGTCTGGATTACAAGAAAAAATAGCAGAAGATCGTAATGATGTTAATATTTATCGTATTAACACACAAGCTGCACTAAGGAAGTAAGATATGTTAGATCCTGCCTCAATTGGCATAGCCATTACAGCCGCCAATACGGCTTTTAGCGCAATCAAGCGTGGATTTGCCGCAGGCCGTGAAATAGAATCTATGGGAAAAGACCTCTCACGCTGGATGGGAGCGGTTTCAGATGTAGAAAACACTGAGAAGTCTGCTAAAGCTGCTTCACCACTTAGAAAATTATTTAAAGGAAAAGAAATAGAGGCATCTGCTATTGAAGCGTTTACTGCAAAAAAGAAATTAGAGGCACAAAGACAAGAACTTAAGTCTTTTATTAATTTTCACTACGGAGCTAATTCATGGAATGAAATTTTGCGGATGGAAGCAGAAATTCGTAAAAAACGTAAAGAAGAAATATACGCTAAACAAGAATTAATAAGAAAAATATGGGAATATATTGGGTGGTTTGTTTTATTCTGCACAGTTGTAGGTTTTATATTTTTTCTTGCATGGCTTTGGAAAGAAAGGAGAGGCTAATATGGATGGAAGTATGATACTTGATGCTTGGAACAATCTAGGTTGGATTGATGGTATTTTATTTACTTTTTGGTTATTTATCTTATATTATGGTAAATGTTGGATAGATGAAAGGTTTAAAAAATGATACAGTGGTTAATTAACATGTTAACAAAAGATGGAAGAGTTGGTTTAAGTAAAGCCAGAGAACTATCTCAACACAGACTTCATACAACGAAGTATGAAGATTTGTGTATGTAAGGGGAAAACATGCTACAGTTTTTAGGACCGATAGCTAATTTAGCTGGCACTTGGTTACAAAACAAGGTAGAAAAAACAAAAGCAGATGGTCAAGCCAAAGTTGCTGAAGCTAAAGCTCGTGCAACAGTTGCAAAGAAAGTAGCAGCTGGTGAGGTTGAGTGGGAAGGCAAAATGGCAGAGGCTACAGATAATAGTTGGAAGGACGAGTTCGCCTTAGTAGTCCTTCTGACCCCCGCAATTTTAGTCTTCATTCCTGGCATGAGAGATCATGTACATAAAGGTTTTGAAGTGTTATCTACTTTACCAGACTGGTATCAGTATTTATTATTTATCGCCATATCAGCATCGTTTGGAATCAAGGGTGTTGGTCAAGCAGCCAGAATGTTACGAAAGAAGTGACACAAGATTTATTTAGACATTTGAGGATACACACTATGACTAAAAAGAATAAATTAAAAAAAGTAATTAAGGGATTGAGTAAAGCATCTAAGACACATGCAAAACAAGCTAAAGTTTTAAAAGGTATATTAAAAAATGGCAAAAAAAGATCCTAAAGTTGGGACTGGTAAAAAACCAAAAGGCTCTGGCAGGCGTTTATATACGGATGAAAATCCTAAGGACACGGTTAGAATTAAGTTTGCTACGGAGAAAGATGCCAGAGAAACTGTTGCCAAGGTTAAGAGAATCAATAAACCTTTTGCGAGAAAGATACAAATACTTACAGTCGGTGAGCAAAGAGCAAAGGTTATGAAGAAAACAAAAGTGGCAAGTATATTTAAAAAAGGCAAAGA